TGCTGTTGCATAGTCCTCAAATTCTCCCGGTGTAAGCATAGTTGATATAAGCTCCTCAGCGCTCATAACGCCATAGCTGTCTTGTAACTCCTTATCCTGCAAATCAGGATACACTGTAGTCCTTACACACAACCTTGCAAGATATAACTGAGAGTTAAACTCCTGCGTATACTGCCCTTTCTTGCCTGCTACCGCAACCATTGTCATGCACCCTTTTCTTATTCTTGCATTCTCCGTCGCTGTAATGCAGCATATTTCCCAAGGAATCGGATTTCCGTTCTCATCTACGATTCTGTTTGTCGCAGGGTAGAGTGTATTCTCAACCCTTTTTACATTCTGTGATAAAAAAGCACTTAAATCTCTACTCATGTTCTAATCTCCTTTTACTGCATACCCTTAAGCAATGAGAAGCTTTCAGGCATTTCCCAGTCATCAAATGTTCCTTCGATATCCTCATCGAGTGTCTCTGAATCTGCATCAAACTTTGTAAGTATGCCTCCTTTACTGAGGCATCCTTTAAGTACAATAGTCTGTCTTCCTACTGAAGCTGTCGGGTCCTCGTTTGTAACCTGTATATCAAAGCTTGGAAGTCTTCCGGAGTTCTTATACTCAAGCCACATAGCCCTAAGTACCGACTGATTGAAATGTGCTGTTCCTTTCCATTCTCCCGTCCATCCGCTAGGCTTATTTCCCTTGCCCGTCTTTCCGAGAATAGGTACCTCTACCAAATTTATCTTCATGCTTGCCTCAAAAGAATATAGCTGCATAAAATTATATCTTTTACCGTCTGCAAGCGTTACGTACGCGCTGGCCTGTGCTCCTGCCAAGGCATCCAAAGCATTCATAATTGAATCGTTCATCTGTGTTCCCTTTCCTTTCTATGCTATGATTACATTCAAGTAAAGCTTTGTCATAGCATTTATAACATCTATTCCGTTTATGGTACAAAGGACAGACTTCTTATCATCGCCCTGAACCACCTCAACCGATTTGGTATCAAAGCTTTCTATGGCACGAAGCTTTTCAAGTTCCTGATGTATCTTACAAATATCATTCCAAAGACTGATTCGTCCTGCATTATCATTAGGTACTACACCTAAATATCTTGTATTGAATAATGCAGCTATATCATTTGCTATCTGATCTATTACCCTGATAGTCTGATTCGAACTGAACATAGAATCCTTATCAACCTTAAACGACACAAATGAATTGATATCTTCAAGAACCCTCACATCGCCGTTTACATTGTGCAAAGTGAACTTACCCTGCTTAATCGCTGTCTCAAGCTGTGACTGCTTATAATCTGTGACAACCTCATATTCTCCGTCATACACAGCATTTGTCAGGCTCTTATTTACTTCACATCCTGCCTCTGCTCCTGATACCCAATACACCAAAGAATTTTTATCCGTTCCAACTACATCATTGTTTATAGATATAATTCCTTCATAGTCACTATCAGACTTATATACAACTGTTTGGAACTTTGACCCGACTTCATCCCTGAGTCGCTTAGTATATGCCACAAACAGCTTTGTTATGGTGCTGTCGATGACAGGACAGCATAAAATGTTAAATGAATATGCCTCAAAACTCTCTAATGCCTTTGTATATATCTCTCCTGTAAGATTACCGCCATCAGTACCTCCGCTAAGCGGCATTCCGGCTGTAACGGATAATGTAGCAGAACTTTTAAAAGTTACATACGCATTATCCTTTAGCCCTGCCATATTATCGACAGTCTGTGTATCTACTAAAGCATTATCAAGATATGTGCTCACATCAAAGGCGCTTGGTTTATCAACATTTGCACCTACTACTATCTTAATATCATTACCTCTTTTACCTACATACTTAGCCGTAGCAAGTGTATTACTTGCAGCCGTTGCATCAGACGATACAAGCCTATATACAAGTACCTTAGTCGCGTGCAAGAAAACCTCTCTAAGATTACGCATACGATCGTCATCTACTCTATAGCCAAATAGTTCCTTCGACTTTGTCATAAAGTCTTCTCTGCTTACTTCAAAAACTTTTCCTGCTTCTCCGAAGTCAAGAGCTATCGGCAGTGCCACAATGCCTCTACTCGAAAGTGCTGCATTTGCCTTTTTAGCATTTGAAAACACTGTGTAAGCTCCGGGCAATACCTTATCCTGCCTTGTCCAAATACCACCACCTAATGCCATTATTCCACCTCTCTTTTCAAAAATTCATCAATAAGGCCGTCAACTTCACTTATTGTGTAAGCTGTATCATCGTCAAGGATTACATCAAGTACATCTCCATGTCCCAAGTATCTTGAAGATGCTTTAATAGCCTCTTTTGTGTGTTTAGTTAAATCAATCTTTTCTTTTCCCAACTTAATTACCTCTGTTCAAAGATATTTGTCCCATGCTATCAGCATTTTGATACTTAATTGTGCTGTAGTTGTATGAAACTCTAAAATGCAAAATACTGTCTACAATTTCAAAAGACTTCTCTACGGATCGTATTGTATCCTCAGTTGAAAGCTTAATCATAGAAAGCGATTCCGACAGCTTATCACCCATACAAATACAATCTTTATTCCCATTCTTTGGAAAATATATAATATCAAATGACGAAACGACTCTGTTTAGCTCTCCTGTCCCTCTTTTTAAATAGTCGGTATTGATAAGCCTTACTAAAAAATCACCGTCATTTAGCCCTTGCTCAACCTTATCTATGTATATGCTTGAGTCGGGCGACACGCTGTCAAGCACAACCGTGATAGCATCCAATACCAAAGATAAGTTAATTTCCGCCACTTAATGCCTCCATAAGTTTTTTCTTTACTTTTCTTTCTAACAGCTTAGGTATTGCATTTTTTAACTTTTCTTCAGATATAGTGAGCATAAGTTGTGGTTCTACATATCCGCCGTTTCTGGTTCTATGGCCGAATTCAACATAGGAAGCATATTCAACCGGATTTATAATAGTTACCGTATATATATCGCCTTCTTTAACAACGTTTATATCTGCTACTGCACCCCAACCCCTTCTTAGTGTACCGCCAACTTTTCCACTTCCTGAAGGATACTTGCCTACAGGAGTTCTTCTCACAACCAAACTTAAAAGCCTTGCTGCAATCTCTTTACTGCATTCAGTACAAAAAGCATCCATATCAATATCTTTAAGGCTCTGTATCTTCTCCTGAAGGTTTCTAAAAGCCTCAAAGTCTGCTCTTCCCCAACTTGCCATTAAGCGTTCTCCTTTTCGAGTTCTAAGGATATCTCTTGATGTGTTTCGTACAATGCAGGAACTCCGCTGGATATATAGTCGGTAGTTACTCCGTTTTGAGTTATCCTAAGCTTAGATCCTGGAGCAATCTTAATCTCCGGAGCAATGAACAGCTTAATAGTCTGTTCTATATTTGATACTGTATCAGTCTGATTTGCTGTACCGGAGCTGCTGTATGACAACCTGCAAGGCTGATTACTTAAGACCACTATATCTTTCAATACAGTGGCCTTAGTAACCTCATCTTTTACCTTTCTTTTTTCCAGTATGTCACAGAGCCCTTTATATCTGCTCTCTACGGCTTTTCTTGCCTGTTTCCATGCATCTACCATCTGAATCTCCTGTAAGTGATAAATTCATCTCTGCCATAATTCAAAAGGTAGTCAATAAAGCTATCAAGTCTTTGCTCATCAGTCTTACTGCCTTCGCCCACTGCAAAAGATATATTTGTATCGCCTTCTTGTATCTGCTTAATAGCTAAATTCAGATTGAAATTTAAAAGGTCGTCAGGAGCAAATGTCTTTTTCGACATAAGAAACTCACCAACGACCATATCAATTGCAATATTCATAAGACCATCAGGGATAGCAGAGATATTGCAATCATTCTTTATAGTGTTTTCAACCTTCTGCATAGCAAAATTGATAGTAATATCATCGCTATCTTTTACTGCATATCCTATGGACTGCAATCTCTCCTTTATCCTTTCAAGCATATTACCCCCTTGAGATAATTCTTGCTATCGGAATAGCTTTATGAGGGATTGTCTTATTATCGCTCTGAACAAGTGACCAGTTCAAGCCGTTCTCAAGTTCAGCATTGGTAGGGCTGTTTGTAGCCTGATTTGCCTTAAGATATGAGATACCTGCAACGCTCACAGCATTTCTCTTTCTTGAAATAAGAGTATCCTCGCCACCGTTTGTCTTTGCGTCTCTTACCATTTCGTAAGGAACCTTTGCACCTACATCCTCAAAGCCTATTGCACCCTCTCCGAGAACATATGTGGTGTAAATAGATACATCTCCTCCTGTAGCTCCGACATTCTTTACCTCTACAGGCATAGAATCATCTACAAGTACAAGTCTTCCGTTCCAAGTACCCATACTTAGATCTCTTTCCACACCCTCGCTGTCTGTATACTTAAGATAAGCTAAAAGCTTAAGATTCTCCAGGTTCGGAGATACACTGGAGTGGCAAATTACCAGGCTAAACTTCTGCTTATTATCTCCGCAAGCCTTCTGAATGGCGCTGTTAAGGGTTGTAACACCCATTATCATGCTCTCGTCAGTCTTTTTATTCTCTGTGGATGCCGAAATGTCCAGAGTATGCTCGTCTACAAAAGCCTTGTTAGCGTTCTTTATAGCGCCTGTACCTGTAGCACTCATACCGAATACACCCTTTAAAATAGACAGTAGGACCTCCTGATCTACCTCGTTCCAGTAGTCCATGATCTGTGCTCTTACATTGGCCATAAAATCAACTCCGCCGGTCACATCATAGCTGAAATCAGCCTCCGTCCATCCCATCATTCTTCCATACGCAAACACGCCCTGCTCATAAGTTGCCGTTCTTTCAGGACTTAGATTTGTCTGCCCGTCATAGTTTTGCGCCTTGCCTCCCAATCTGCCAAAATAAGGCAGAATAGCATAAACGCTACCTGTCTGAGACTGATTCTTAAAAGCCTCGGCAAGTCTCGGATCGGATACCACCGCCATAGACTCTCTTAACTTATTAAGCTTTACATTTGGTATTGCGGACATATACGCGCCAAATGCTCTGTCATTAAAACTCTTTGCATCAAATTTTGCCATTACTGTTTACCTCTACTTTCTTAGTTCCCTATATCGGGATTGTTTTCAATATAGTTAGCCAACTCATCATAGGACATTTTTGACATATCAACCTTACCTGCACCGATTTCTTTCTTTGCTACTCCGGGCTGAAATCCTTTGAAACTTGGCTTTGCTGCAGTAGCTTCCTCAAACAAATAGCTGTCAGACTTCTTAAGAGCAGTTATCTGCTCCTCGAGGCCTTTTATACTGCCGTCATCCTGAAGCTCTGCCTTGTCAAGATCCTTAATAAGTGCCTTGACTGCTGTTAAATTCTTCGCCTTAGAACCGATTAGTGCAGATTCTAATGCACTATTTATTTTCATCTGCTTGATTTCGGCTGCATGAGCTTCTTCCTTTGCCTTATTCTCTGCCTGCAGTGAAGCAATCTGCTCTTTCATTGCTTCAACATCACCTGTTGAGTTTTTTAAGGTTTCAAATTGCTTATCCCTATCGGCAATATCAGTCTTAAGCTTGTTCTTTTCATCTACAAGCTCCTTAAATCTTTCATACGGCACATAATTCTTTAACTCTTCAGCGCTTGCCTTTTCGCATTTACCTGCTAACTCCTCATCCATTCCAAGTGCTATAAAATCTTCTCTTTTCATGTTCTCTAATTCATTTCATACATTTTTTAACGTGGTTCAATCCACTTCTTTTCTTTGTTCTTTATCGTCTGCAAAGCTAAAAGACGGCA